GTATGATTATTAGGCCTTCAGGTCGCAGTACTGATTATATCAGCCCTAGCTTTGGTTGGGGCTGCTTATATGACTGTTCATATTGTTACCTTAAGAGGCATAAGCCGGAAGGATTATCTGTAGCTACAAATACTATGGACATCCTGACAGAAATTAATTCCCACGCATGGTTTGCTGATACAAGTAATAAACCAAATCAGACTGGGGATTATATCACATATGATATCAGTTGTAATGAGGACTTTGCTCTACATGCTAAATATCATGACTGGAAAACTATCTTTAAGTTCTTTAGAGATCACCCACTTGCTATGGGTTCATTTGCTACTAAGTATGTAAATAAAGAGTTACTAGATTTTAATCCTGAACGTAAAGTTAGAATTAGGTTTAGTTTAATGCCTTTTGAGTTACATCAACATCTTGAACCTAATACAAGTACTATTCATGAAAGATTCTTGGCTATACCAATGTTTTTAAATGCTGGATATGATGTTCACTTAAACTTCAGTCCTGTTATTGTACATGACAACTGGTTACAGCATTATGAAGCTTTATTTAAAAGTATTGCTTTTATGGCAAAAAGTCATGGTTGGGATCTTACAAGAGTTAAAGCTGAGGTAATCTTTTTAACTCATAATGAAGAAAAGCATTGGTATAACGTAGCAAATAAATTACCCGGTGAAGAATTTTTGTATGTACCGAAAATACAGGAGTCTAAGACTTCCCAGTACGGAGGAAATAATCTTAGGTACGAACATAGGAGGAAGTCTGACTACATTAAACAGTTTACATCACTACATGATGAAATCATTCCTTGGAATACCATCAGATACATCTTTTAAAATGGAAAAGAAAATAATGGATGAAATGCTGGCACTGTCAGCACAGATTGCAAAAGAGCATTATGAATTAACAGATAATGTAGATAGAAACTTAAACTATCTATGGTATATGTACCATAAGGGTAGTAAAGTTGGGACATTCCGTCCTTTTGTATATATGGCAGAGTTACAACTGCTGAAGAGAATGGGCTACATTAATGATGCTGAGATAAAGAACATGATTGCAATGTTAGAATCTTCAGATGAAGAGAACTTACATATGGTTACTCTATCAATTAAAAGCTTCAGAAATTTAAGAATTCTAGAACATGGTGAGTATAGTAAAGTGAATAAAACTTATGCAAAGATTGCCAAAGACTATCCACATGAGATCCTTAACCATGAAGTATTTATGAAAACAATGTCACCAGCTAATGGCTAATCTAGTTAAAGAACATATTATTGCTGAAATGAAAGCAACTAATAAGAATATTAAAGACATGATTCCAAAGGCTGTAGCAGATTATGTAAGAGCTAAATATAAGTGTTCTACATATATTGCTAGGACAATTGCTAAAGAATTAACACAATGACAGAACAACAATTAATAGACCTTGGATTTAACAAGGTAGAAGTCAAGGACTCAGAAAGTCAGAATGGTTATGATTATTTTTTCTATACATTAGATGTCTTTAATAACTTGACTCTTATGTCAGTAGACAGTGATCAAGTAAAAGATGGAAATTGGTATGTATATAATATGGATTGGCCTAATCAATTTAAGCTTCAGACAAAGGAGGAAGTTGATCAGTTCCTTCAAGTTGTAAATCACTCTTTTTCATAAGCTTTGCTTTTTCAGAAAGCACTGTAGATAGAATTAGTGTAGATGCTGATTCCCAAGCATCATCAATTTCTTGAGATAGAACGTCAAAAGGCATAGTAGTCTTTAGTATTTCTCCTGTACGGAGATGTATTTTACTACCAGCATCTGGATTTCTTGGATTAACAAAAGATATTCTTGTTATGTGAGTAACATTAAGATGCTCAATGTATGGGCCATCTTCATCTTTAAATTCAATTGGTAGAAACATCAGACTATTTGGTTACCTTCTATTTTGTAATTGTTAACTTGTACTAAGTTACCATTTCTTTTTAGAATAGCAAACCCATGGTTCCATTCATTTATTTCTAAATATTCTGGAGTAAGTTCACATAAACAACCAAGGCTATATCCACGGATAGTTGTAGAGTCTTCAGGACCATACACTCTTTGTGAACTAGAACTAGTTTTGTGAAAGTGATTTATAAGACAATTAGTTTTTAATCTCATTAGAGCAGTACGGGCTGGTACTACACCACCTGCACCTGGTATTTTGTCTCCATGTTCTATAAGGAAGTCACCAAAAACAACTTTAGATCTAAATGGAATATATTGTACACCATATTCAGCTACATGTAGAAGTACATCTAGTCTGAATTCATCCATGTCTAATAGTTCTGATGCCTTAACTCTAAGGTATCTTTCAAATCTATTTTCATGGTTACCTGGGATAAAGTAAATAGGAATACCAGGGAATCTAGATCTGCAGTAATCTAAGAATTGTCTACCTGCTTCTATTTCTTGTTTAAAGTGAACCATTCTTGGGTCTTTTTCATGGAAAGAAAGTTGGTAAAAATCTAACATGTCACCGTTGATAAGTAAAGACTCTATGTTTTGCTTTTCCATCTCATCAAATGCTGCTTCTATAGCATCATTATCTTGATATGGTATATGAAGGTCACCAATAACTCCTACTGAGTTGCAACCTGATGGGAATATAAAAGTATCACGCTTAGTTGCATAAGACTCTGGTAGAAATTTTTCTTTCATGTTTATTTCAACTTTAAGTTCTTTTTGAAATTGTTTATTATGTAAGCTTTTTCTATGTGCTTTGCCGTATTGACCTCTATAGTATCTTACTTTACCATAGACAGATTCAAGTGAATTAAGAACAGGATTTTCAGAATATATTTTTCTGGCTAGAGTTTTTGAAGGAGCTTCTGGGAATCTTTCTAGGTAATCTAATACTATCTGAGTATCTTTACTTATCTGACTGTTATTTCCAGGAATTTTTTCCATATCTATTAATAATATACAAAAAAATCAGCTTATGTTTACTACTAAATTAGTTAAACGCGGAGGTAAGTTAGTTTATCCTGATGATAAATCCAAATTAAATTTTCAGATCTTTATTGATAAACTGGCTGATGGACAGCAGGTTGAAGTCTTTATGGGCTTAACTTCTGACAATGCCTCATTAGCTCAGATTGCTAAAGTGCATGCATGTATACGTACATTAGCACAAGAATCTGGCTATACTTTTGATGAAATGAAAAGAATTATTAAGACCCATGCTGGTCTTTGCTATGATGCAGGAGATGCAGAGATTTGTAAATCTTTTGCTGACTGCAGTAAAATGGAATTGGCTCTAGCTATAGAGTCCTGTGTAGAAATAGGAAGAGACTTTAATCTTAATCTTGGGTAGGATTATCAATTTCAACTTCTTGATATTGATTTGTGATTGCTGCTTGTCTTTCAATTTCTGCAAGCATTAATGTTGTAGTATAGAAAGCTTGTTCCCAATGAGTCATGTCATTAAATGTTTTTGACATGAGTTGTTTAAGAACATCTTCTCTCTCTTCTTCTTTTACATCCATTACACGAAATAAGTAAAATAAAGTATTCTTAACCATAAAATAGAAGCTTTTATTTACTTCTATATTAACAAGGGCATCGTCCTTTAATTCTTTTACTGTAGCCATTATATTATACTTTTTTAACAAATATACACTATTATGATTAATATGTTAGACGTTGATGATTATAAACAAAAAATATTTAATAAACTTGAGCCTAGTGGTTGGGGTAGAGTTCTTAAACCTTTTATATTTAGTTTAGAGTTTGAAAAGATTCTTACTGATTTATATAATCTTTCAAACAGTGGTAAAAGATTTACTCCTGTATTGAAAGATGTGTTTAGAGCCTTTGAGGAATGTCCTTATGATGAACTTAAAGTAGTCATAGTTGGACAAGACCCTTATCCTACAATAGGTGTAGCAGACGGTATTGCATTTAGTTGTAGTAAATCTGAAAGAGAACAACCTTCACTAAGATTTATTCTTGATGAAGTACAAAAGATGTACCCATTCTATGATAGACCCTTAGACTTGAAAGTATGGGCTAATCAGGGCATACTCTTGCTTAATACAGCTCTTACAACTGAAGTTGGTAAGATTGGTAAACACTATGAAATATGGGCTCCATTTACCGCATACTTATTTGATTACTTTAAGAACTTTCACCCGGGATTAGTTTATGTCTACATGGGTAAAAAATCTCAAGAGTGGGCAGACATGTGTGGAGAAAATTGTACTAAATTTATGGTTTCACATCCTGCAAGTGCTGCATATAACGGTAGCAAGTGGGATTCTAAAGGTGTCTTTCAAGAAGTATGGACCACAGTTAAACATTTATATAATTATTCAATTCACTGGTAATGCAAGAAGTATTTAACAAACTAATAAAAGCAGGACTTAGTCCTAATGCATTCTATGTATT